CCTAAGTTTAATTAAGAAGATAGCCCCCTAAACAAATACAAATTTAGGATGAGAAAAGTCGACCAATATATCATTAATAGATTAAAAACCCGATAGTACGATATAGAAAGGGAAACATTGTTGTGTGTTGTATAGCAGACTCCACAACAGCCTCAGTAGTGAGGATAAAAAGAAAAAGAACACTCCCAAGACAACCGCCTTAAACAGGTGGTCCATTAACAGTATTCGAAGGAGACAAATTGCGGTATGCTGCAAAGTCACAATAAGTAGATGGAGCGCCAATAAAACAAGCCAACTGGAAATCGTCACCAAAAGAAAAAGCAATTAAATTACGTGTGACCAATTGATTATCAGTGCCCGCAGTTAAATTAAGGGGAGTCACTAACAAAACTTGCTCATCAGAATCAGCAGAATCAACAGCAATAGAACACAAAGTAGATTTGAAGAAATTGCGGCAATAAGAAAAAGGAGTGGAAGAAAAATAAGGAAGAGAAACAAAATGAGAATGGACATCATCATTAACAGAAACTGAATGAGGTGATTGAATATTAAGAACAGTGTCCAAAGCATAAGAATAACCACCAGAGGCCTGCGATTCCTTTGATGGATACATCTTAGTGAACCAAGTATATAGCGACTCACCAGATCCCGCAGCAAAAGATTGCGTTGGCATCATAGAACGTGAAACGCACAAACGAGGCCCATAAGAAGCTTCACCAAAAGAATCAAGACGAGGCCTACGATCAAGAAAATGAAAATCAAAAGAACCACGCCAAAAAGCATAAGCTGACATAATATAGAAGATAGGATTGGAACAGACAGCAGAAGAAACAGTGAAGGCAATAGGTGAAACAGAAGAATCAACAACATTAGGAGTGCGCCAAGGACGAATAACGGCAGATTGAGCAGAATAGGTTCCAGCAGCAACATCAGTAGAGGTCATAAGATTAAGAAAAATAGAAGGAAGAGGTTTTCTACCAAGCTCCAACATAGAAGTGGCAATCTCTGGAGTACAGAGACCAGCACGAAAAGGCTGCAACTTGGCAGGGGCCAGAGGAGGATAAGAAGTATCAGGAGTAGTATCCGGCGAAGGGTCAAAACCTTGGGAGAAACAATCAAGCACATCATCATCAACAGAAACACTAGCAAAAGTTTTGTCACAAGGATAATGGGGGAGAGGCCGACGGAAACCAGCAAAGACGAAATCAGGACCAGCACCAGCAAACAGCACCATATCAATAACTGCAGCATTCAATTGATAACGAAGAGGAGAAATAAGAGTAACAACCACAGCACCATTACAAACAGCATGAGCATTAGGGCCAGACACATCAAGAAATTCACGAACAGCACAATAGGGTACAGAAAAGTCAACCACAGTAGGACCATTGATATCAACATACTTAGTTGGAATATCAGCAATAGTAGCATTAGTAGGTACAATGACAACAGATGAACCAATAGCAAAAGGGACCCAAGAAATAGCAATACGGCAAGCATGAAAAGAAGTAGCAGCAATAACCAAACGATAATTAATAGAACCCCGCCAAAGAGAATGCATCTTAGCTAGGAAGTGGAGAGGAGTATCAATAACAACACCAGTACTAGTATAAGACGTTTTAGTGTTAGAGATGCACAGTGCCTCAAGAGGAGTCACGGCGGCTTTAAGAAGAACAGTATTAGCGGTAGCAGTTTTAGAAATAGTAGCATAAGAAATAGGAGTCATAATAGAAGCAACATGTGAAATTAACTGTTCGTTTGGATGCTTCATACACATATCAGAATAAGCAAGAGTAGATTCAGGAAAAAGAGTCATAGGGTCACAAGCAGACATACCAGAAGCAACAAGCCAAGGTGAACGAATGAAAGCGGGTTGTTCAATAGATAAATTACGAGGTTTATCATTAGTTTGAGAGGAAGTGTTGGGATCAATGTCTTGTAAAGTTTGCAGAACATTGGAGGCAGCAGAGATAGTAGCAATAGGTAACAAATCTTTAGCAGCACCAACCATCATACCTTCAACTGATTTAGTAACAGCTTCAACTGTGGGCAAGCCTTGAGGCACACAATCAATCAAATCATCATCCTCTTTGTCACGCTCTGCTGCAACAGACCAAACCTTAGTAGAAAATTGAGACAATTCAGAAAAAGCTAAACGCCCACCCAAAGAATATTCAGCAGTTGAACCATAAGCACCAACATCAGCAACAGGACCATCACAATAAATGTTTTCAGCGTGAGCATAAACATTCAGAGTGGCAGCAGTGTCATCTGGATGAGTAAGAGAATTAAGAACATAGCCCACAACAATACCCCAATAATTAACATTAGGCGTAGTAGAATTGAGATAAGCTCCAAGATCAAAGAAATTGAGAGGCAAATACATACGACAACGCAGGGTAGAATAACCACCTTCAGTAAGAGACAATACTGTATGAGTACAAGAAAAGGCAGTAGAAAAATTATAGTGGGCAGAAGAAGAACCATTATCAACAGAAGGATGATAGGCAAACACTAGATTACCAGCATGAAACCGTGTAGAAGCAATACGAAAAGTTAAAACAACATCAAAACGCCACAGACGATGACGACGAAGAACATCCCATACAGCCGGATTAGAAAGCCAAACCTGCGGAATACGACGGGCCCAAAAATTACGACCAGCAAGAACCGCCGTAGTACCAGTAATCAAATTAGAAACATCTACAAGTACAGGGCGAGAAAGAAATGTTTTCCAGGGCTCGACTTCGTAAGCGCCAGGAGCTCGTTCAGAGGTTGTGGCAGAAGACAAGTTTGGCACCTGGGGAAAATCATCCCTAAATGTTGCAAGACCCTGCACATGAGTATTAAGTTTTTGTCCGAAGACTTGATCAGAAGGAATATTATCATTAGAAGCAGCAATTAATTTAAATATGCATATTCGCCAAACATGCACACAGAGTGAAAACTAGGTGAACAGCATTACTGGTTCGCTCACCAAAGAACCAGCAAGATCACGCTCACCATGAGGATCTCGCACGCGAGTCTCACAAGGAAAAAGACTTATGTTTTTGTGTTTTTCAACGGTTTTGAAGAAGAAATAAGAAACATGCAAAGTGGAGAAAACAAATTAAAAAGCGACCTGGTTAATTTTCAGCTTGATGACACTTTCATCAAACGTTCCTCGCACCATTTTGTCAACGACTTCGTCAAAATCGATGACAGGACACTCTACTCCAACACGAGCGCATGCTTCACTAATAGTAGTGTAAAACTTACAGTATTCATATTTAGGATAGTGACACATTTCATAAAGTGCTGAAGTAATTACATCGCGTAGAGCTATATCCTCTGGTTGCCCCTTACGAACCCAGCTCACCATTTCTTCAATAACTTCTCTTTTTAAAGGCGCAAAACAGTGTCCATTGCGCCATACAAAATTACGCTTAAGATACGTTACTTTAGAATGTGGTACGAATTGTTCATCAAAATTATAAGTTTTGTCCGCAGTAGTATAACCAATTCCCATGTCATTAAAGAACTTTGATACAGTATACATATTGAACCACTCTGACACACTGTCATTAACTGATACCATGTGGTCATCTCCATAGGCAGTAAAACCACAATAATGGAAAAAGCCACTAGGATCAACATTCGGTGCAGATTGTTTGGCTAGACACCTAAAAGCATAATTAAACAGTGTTCCATTACCATCTGAATTAAAGATACTAGTCCCAGGAATACCTGAAGGCATACCATGGAAAGCAATATACGCTAATATAAGACATAAACGAAGAGCATTAAAGGCATCTTTACCTAATCCCTTAATAACCCGATCTCCCTTTTCAATCTGATCCAGGGTTTGTTCAATGTACTCCCTAAACTCTTCATGGTGAAACCCAGGTATCTTGTGGACCATTTCCTGATATAATTCATTCGGTAAATATTGCAACCAATCTTCTCCTTGGTCCTCAGCTTCCTCTATCATACTACGGAGCTTTCTGCTAAGTCTAACAAGATCATCACTCTTAAGAAAATTGGCGGCCATGTCCATGACTGCCATTCCCAAGCGATAAGGAAACCATTTATCCCAACCTTCAAAGTCTCCAGCTATAATATTAGGTCCGCGTGACATCAAACGTCTCCACAAAAGACCCCATGCCGGACCATGTACGTTAATACCTACTGCTGAGATACCCTCGACACAATTAGCCATTTGGTGAGCTTGAAAACCCATAGTATACATACGCATAACAATATTAAAATCTAATGGGGCTACAGTAAAAACACGAGTTTTCTTAGCTTCAACTTTCGCAATATCCCTACGTTCGTCCTTAAGCGTGTCAACAAATACAGTAGTAACACACTCCGAAGATTCGTAAGCTTGTATTCGTTTTTCAACAGCTTCTATCAATAGTGGATGCAAAATTTTAGAGTCATAGTCTACAAATGAATCTTTTCCTCTCTCTTTCGCAATTTTTGTCCACGGATAACCGCAGGAGGTTTTTCTTTCGAGAGGTCGAATCCATTCGTCACCATCAACTCCAAAAACAGCTTCTTTTATACTAAGTATATGCATAAGTGGATAATCTTTATATTTAGATCTCATAGCCATAATATTATTATAAACAGAATAACTAGCTAACTGAAGTTGAGTTTCATCAAAACTAACTATATCGACTTCCATCTTACGTATGCCTACTCTCATAGCTTCCATAGTTAAACTAGATGGAGCCTGCCTAACTGGAAACACTCCATAAATAGGCGACTTACGAATAGAAGTTTTACGCGGTAACGTAGTTCCCATGACATCATCTACAAGACCAATAATACCTAAATTTGGACTTGTTTCTTCATCAGTAAGAACTTGAGCTCCTTGAACAACTACAGTATTAATACTAATATCCGCTGGCCTCACCATTGGTACAGTAAGACCAAATCTACTAGCATCCATAATACCAGCAATCTCATCTTTCTTAAGATAGGTTCCTACACCATATGAAGTACATTTTGATCCAGCTATATGCATAGAAATAATCTTAACAGTACCATTAATTTCAGCTAAAACTAATGATCCACAGTCTCCGTACACAGTATGCTTATAATATGATACACATCTATCCAAAGTAACTGCCGCACCTGCTTGACTTATACGAGGACGAATACCCTTGTCTTTAATTTTGATATCAGAAACAACAATAACCCCATCTTCAATCTCACGAGGAGAAACCCACTGAGCATTACCTGTGGTGTCCCACGAGACAATCTCTTCACTAGTAGCTAAGTGTTTTAATATACTGGGTCTAGATTGTCCAAAATATTTCTCTGGGAGGGCCACTAATGAATAATCACGATCTGGTACTGCAGCATTGTTCAGCATAAAATCTCCAAATGGTATAGTATAATGAGCATTACTAAAAACTAAGGTAATATTTTGAACTTCATGCTCAACACAATAAGTAATTAAATGATCAGGAACACACAAGACATTAGTACACAATACAACACCTGATACATAGTAATGGTCATCCACATAAATAGCACACATATTACGTTTAACTAATCGAAGTGCACTAAGAAAATTATGCGAAGTATTACTCTGAGCTAATTCCCCGCTTTCCAATCTATCTTTAACAGTAGTATCAGTAATAGGCAAATTCATCTGAGATTCTACTACAGGATTATTATGTAATTTAAATTCAAACCAATGAAAAGCTGAATCGGTACTCACTTCGGTCTTAGTGTGCATATATGTATTACCCTTAACCTTAATAAAATCTTGTACAATAAAATCCTTAGGTAAATATAAATGTATAAGTGGTGCAACAACAGATTGTTGCTCGTGCTCATCAATACGTTTATAGTGTATCCATTCCATACACGGAATCTGCGATAGAATGCGCTCAACATACTGAAAAGTACCTGTTTTAGTAGTGATAATTTCGGGCGTAATATAGCCTTCAGGTAAATGTAAAGCTAAATGTGGTGCTCTACTCCCACATGTTTCATAAGAACACTTAATCCTACCATTGTCATCATAAGATTCAATAAATTTATAAGTCTGATCCTTTATGGTGACCTTATCAGGAATCGGCTGCCCTTGTGGCACAGTTAACACAACACGCTTACTAACTTGTATAGGTTTAGTTTGTCCATCAACATTCCTACGATACACTCTAGTTTTAGTTTCACCACTCTGCGAATCTCCCTTAGAACTACGAAACAAATAATACAAGCCAGTTAAGGCCGCAACTACTGTAGCTCCCAAAGCACATATCTTCAAAGTTCTAGCAATTTTAGCACTATCGTGTATGTACTCAGACATGGTAGATCCACTAATCATACGATACAACCTAAGAATTAAAATAAGACACTTCTCCGTCTTAGATGGTGGACCCATAAGATTACTATAACCACTAGCGTGAGCACATACGCGTTGCCACGTAGAAGGAGTCCTAGGTTCAAAAGCGGCAGCGTATGCTGAATATCCTGGATAAGCCAACTTAGTAATAAAATGATTTAAACCCTGTGTTTCAACCAATGGATGAGTGTCAGCGGCTCCTGTAGCTAAAGCAATATCAATATCCTCTTCAAGTTCTCTTCTAGCCTGGTCTATATCACTCATTAAACTTTGAACAGATGCTGGTACAGGAGTCGGTACTACCTCTGGTAACTCCGGAAACTGTCTAGTATCGTTAGGATAATCTATTTGTCCACCAGTTTTCAATTCATACCTACAAGTATCTAAAACTAATTCAGTGAAATCAAAATTAGTCGTGGCTAAAGTGGCATATTTACGCCTATGCTCAACCCATTTACGAGCCATAACTTTAAGGAAATCCATCCATCTATATTTAATGTTATTAACCGTAAAAATGTATACAGAAGGGTCAAATCCTTTAGCTTTAATATCTGGAACAACAGTAGTAGATCCACCTATAGTTCTAGTAATACCCTTAGTGGGATCAACAGACACAAATACTCTAACATCAAAACGTCTCAACAACGCCATTGGGTCAGCCATAAATTTTCCTAGAGTAGTTTCACAGTATTCAGACAAATTAACATTAGTGTCAGCACAAATTAATGGTGAATTAAAGAAATAGGAGCCCTTATCAGACACGTCCGCCATATTCAAAGGATAAACGGACGTCTGACTAGCTTTAACTATCTCTATAGCTGCATTAGTTATAGCTTCCTCTGTTTGAATTTGAAATAAATCATTGTAATACATAACTGGTTGATTACGATAGCCATCCCAAAAAGCAGTATTCTCACTCTTCTGATAAGAGGCAGTCTCCCAGCCAGTCCAATGTATGCCATTAGCCTTACACATAGCTTCGGTGACCCATTTCATCATCTCTGTCTTACCAATTCCCGGAGGACCTTCTAAGACAAAAGTAAATGGTTTGGGTCGACTATTGTTAGCTGCCATAGTATTACGTACTCTCCGTGCAGCATTCAAAAATTCAACATATTTAGTTCTAAGTAGAATTCCCATCGCCGTGGGAATACGCTCTACATCCTCTGTACACAACAGCACTTCCAAATTTGTTAACAACCTAATGAGGTGTTGACCAACAGCCGGATCTAATTGTACAATACGATCGATTTGACCTAAGTTGTGTTGCTTAGTAAATCTATCAGCATCTTTACACCAAGATTGAAATTTAGATTGTTTACCCTGCAACATCTGCTGTAAAGTACAATGTCCAGAAGCATATTCACACACACCATTAATGGCCTGCGCAATAAAAGGAATAATGACACTATTAATAGTTTTGCCAGCTTGCAATACATTACTGAGTGATCTGATACGATTATCACATATACGTAAAGTAGCTTCGTCTTCCGGAGCTGCTCCAAATAGTAACGCCCATATAATTTTATACATACATTTAAATAAGTTTCCCGCCGCTGTCATAGTAGCCTGTGGCCCACCTTGAGAAGTTAATATTGGTTCCAGAGCATCCGCTATAAAAAGTTGTGTCACGAATGTTCCGGTATGTTTCAAAACCGATACAATATATTTCTCAATTTCAGGCTCAAAGGCCAAGTCAATAAGAGTTGTCATAAAACGAGCCATGGTCATCTTAACTGGAACTTTATTAGCAAAATCATATATAGCCCACATAGTTGCAATCATCAGCCTGGTAAAATGTTTATTAACCCTATCAAAGGGAGCAAAGATTCTAGAGAATTCCTTAGTTAAATACTTCATACCATGTATAACACATTCTGAGGCTACAATAGTAGTTCCCTCCAATAAAATAGTTTCACCAATAGTTTTCATAAGACCCTGGGAATTACAATCTACAGGTTCCTCAGTGACAGAATTAAGACCACAACTACTACAACCATACAAGTACTCAGCTAAAGCATAAGCTCTAATGGCCACACTACAATTCATACTAGCATAAGTTTTAATTGCTCGAAGCAACCCCGCACGAACATTGTCAAACTGCTTAGAATAACTAGATTTAGTCAAATTGCGAAGCTTCTCCAAGAACACGGCGCGGACATCATTGCTAGCTCGCAACAAAAATCCTATGGCCGTGCGAAGCGCAACCGGATCAGTTGGACCAGCTCGAGTAACTGACGCCAAAATTTGTTTAACTAAATTGTCGAAGTGATAGAATTCATAATGTTTATTGACAATTTCCTCGGCGTAAGCACGTCTAGCCGACAAAGGTTTACGCCTTCTAGCCTCAGAATGCCACAACGGCAATGGCGGAGGTTGAGGTGCTGGCTGCAACACTTCCATGTCACGAAGCAAAGTTTTAGTAATTTTCGGATTGCGAGGCACTTTACGCCACACGCTACGATAAGATTGCGGCTTAAAATCTCCTATAGAGCTCTCCAACAGCTCATCCTCCAACTCCTTGACTCGAAGCTCAGCAGCCATTTGCTGACTCTTCTCACGCGGAACAGTTTTCCTCGGAAACTTGAACCACCCCTTAAAAAGATCCACTCGTTGTTGAGTATTACGACACACCATACGCAAATGCTCGCCTTCATCAACTGCATTAATAAAAGTGAGCCGCAATGGATTATTGCGTTGAATTTTAATCGGTGGTTTTTGATCCCAGCTATAACGAGCAGAACCCGTTATAACTACAAGCAATGGTGGCGTGGGGGCTTGCGCCTTACGCCATTGAGCACCAGTAAGAATAACTTGCGAAGAAAAAGTATTGGTTTTATCGTTAGTTGTAGCCATAGTGAGAGAGTTTTTGGGGAATGCGCGTCTTTCCGTGCTGCCATCCTACTATCAGGAAGTCACTGGACTCTCCCAGTTGTCTGATCAAATAATGAACTGCTCGAGCATAATGCCCGACCAGAACAAGATCTGTCTCGGCATGTTTCGTCTAATAATTAGAACTTGGTCAATGCCTAAAATCCTTCCTACGGGACACCAAGGAGTATTTAAGCTATAACGCTCCCAAAAGCGGTGTTTTTGAATTCACACCAAGAATTCGAAAGTGAAACCAAACAGATCAACGAGATCAATGCTTTCACAATCAATTAGAAGCCGTTGACATACGCCTTCCAAGAATGCCAGTCTAACCAGTGCTGGATGGGTTATGTTTGACTATATGTACACACCATTTAGCTTCTCGAATATTTTCAATAGTGTTCCATAGACGTTAGGGTCTCCCCTATCCCTTTCGGGGCCGGACAAATTACCGGTGTCAGTAATAACTACCAAAAACAAACGCACGCGATAGGGGAAAACTATCGTTGAATGAACAATGGTGTTACGGGTACAAACAAAGGTTAAAACACAATGAGCAAAATACGAGTCTATATGTTTTTGGTTGTTTTTATAAATAAAATTTATTATCAAAATAAAAGTAAAGAACAAAGTAAAATTACTGGTAATAATAAAAGTTGAAAAAGTTCCACTAAAATATTTCACATAAACGTTCGAAAAGAGGAGAAATGGAACAATTTATTTCCTCATTAAAAACAAATATGTGGAAACAAATTAGGGACAACCCATAAAGGTAACCATTTCAAAGCCTACTAGAAACACCCATGAACAAACAGATAAAATCCAATAAGTAAGAAATGGGGCCCCTAGG